CTAGGCGGCGAGGGGCTGGCGCTGCGCCTCGATCATCGCGAGCAGGTCGGATATCGGCTCTCCGGCCGGTCCATAGTCTGCGTAGTACATGACCAGCAACCGGATGCGCCGATCCTCGTCGTCAGGGTCGGCGAACCTGATCCCCTCCAGCCGCTCCACCATGTCGCTCAGGCGATGCGCAAGCCAATCCTCGTCGATAGCGGCAATAAACGCCGTGCCGCAAGAACGACCGGTCACGCGCTCAGCTCGCGGTTGGTTCTGAAGCCATGTCACCGCTGCCCTAAGCTGGCGCACGCCATCAATCGCCAGTTCGAAGTCAAGGATCGACCAGGCGGTCATATCGAGGATGGGGAGGGTCATTTGCCGTGATTCCGATACTTCAGCACCGCCGTACGCAGGCGCTTGCGCGCGTTGCGAGCCTTCCGCTTGCTGGCTTCATGCGCCTGGTATTGCTCGGCCGTGCTCTGCATCATTAGCTCCCACTCCGGGGTATCACGGGCTACATGCTCGATACCGTTGGCATCCTTCCACGCCTGATAGGCTTCGTTTAGATCAGCGTGCGCGGCGCTCTCGCTGTCCTGCTCCCAATCGAAATCCAGGGCGCGGGCAGCGATATCGATAAGCAAGCCCAGCTTGGCCACTTCAATGGTTTTGATGTCCATCAGTTTGCCTCCCCCAGAGCGCGCTCGGCCTCGATCAGCATTTCCGCCAGCAGCACGATCCCGGCCGGCGTCACCACGGCGTAGGTGAAGAACACTTTCGTACCCTCGTCGTCGAGGTAGTGACCGTCGCGGTGATCGAGATACTTCGGCATGAGGCGCTGATAGGCTAGCCAGTGCTGGGCGCCGGGACGCTTATAGATCCAGCGGTGTTCGTGGAGGAAGTTGGTCAAGAAGCGCGGCTTGACCTTGAGCACCTTGGCCGCTTCGGTAATGGTCACGTTGCCGGACATGCCCTCGATGCGGTTGAGCTTGACCAGACGCTCGCTCTGGCGAGCGATCACCACATCCTTGGCCGTGATCTGGCCCTGCAAGTGGCTCATTACGCCGAGCAAAACCATAGGGTCGGAATAGTCGAGCGCCGGCGCACGAGAATGGCGAAGCTTTTCTTCCATTGCCCTGAACGCCTTCACGTAGGCGATCTTCCATTTCAGAGCCTTCTTTCCGGTAAAGCCCATCGCCAGCAGTTCAAAGCCTTCGCGCGTCATGACGAAGCAATGATAGGTCAGGCCGTTTTGGGCATCGACGTAGGGGGTCTCCTTGAAAGTTAGGAGACCCAACTCCGGCTCCGTCTTGATGAGGGCGCGTATGGAGGCCATGACATTGTCATGCCGCTTCTCGAAGTATGCCGCGACCTCTCGGCTGTCGGCGAACACGTTGCCATCCTTGACGAACACCACGGGTTCGGCGTTCCCGGTTTGGACGGGTAGCAATTGCGGCACCGAGCCGCTATACTCTCGTTCATTCATTGATCTATTCCTTGCGAGGGGATTGGTCGTGATCAGAGCCCGGAACGGTTGCAGCCGTTGCCGGGCTTTTCGTTTCCTCATCCGCAAGGGCGCGGGTGAGATGATGAACTATTTCTGCGTTCATCGTGCGGTGATTTACGGCCGCATTGCTCTTTATGCGCGCGCGCATTCCTTCCGGCATGCGAACTATGTACTTGTCCGCGGTCCGTCTCATAAGCGCTCCTTAACCATATGGCACAAGGCCAATATGGCCTAAGGCCAATCTTGTGTAAACGCTCTTTATGGCCTATCGCCATATTTATTCACAGGGAGCGCTGATCGTGCCGCAAAATTCGGATAGCCGCGCGCTGGATAAGGTGATCGTTCGCTTGCCAGACGGCATGCGGGACAGGCTTAAGGCGACTGCCGCGCAGAACAATCGGTCGATGAATGCTGAGATCGTTTCGATGTTGGAGCGTTACGACTCACTCCGCGGCGAGGTGGACGCCTTAGAGACAGTCGCCCGCACTTTAGCGCGCGAAATAGATGAGTTCGTCGGTGAAGATCCGGACTTTCTCTATGACAGGATTGGCCGGGTATTTCTCGCTGTCGACGAGACCGGGAGTGTGGACCAGGCTCAATTACATCGCGAATGGACCGATGAAGCGTCTAGGCGTCTCCAGCAACCCATGCGGGGCACATTCCACCTTCCAACCGCATTGTTGGCAAGAATCGAAGCTAAAGCAGAGAGGAACGGGCGAACGGTAGAGGCAGAGATACTATCGACCCTTGAACGCGAGTATCCCGCCCCTGCCGATGTCATGCACGTCCATCTTGATGACATCCGTCATGCGCTAGATCTTTATGAGCGCGAGACGGACCCGCAGGCGCGCATGCGCTTGCAAAGCTTGGTCGAGGCGATGGTGACTTCAGGCTACAATCTTGAGATCAATTGGGAGCAGGAAACGTAGGCACACCGCCGATGCTAAACGGCACCCTGTTCACCTGCCATCGCCGCCCGCAATGCTCAAAGCAAATGGATAGGGCGCCGTTGACCCTGAATGGCGTCCAATCCGTGACCAGCGACCCGCAATGCGGGCAGATCACTGCCCCTTCCATAGCTGTAGGCCAAGTTGGAACACCCACACGACGCCGCTCGCCAACGCTAGGATAATCATCAGGCCGATCTTGGAGGCGACCCCATCAACGCCCCTTCGCAGCCGGCGGAGGAATCGGAAATCCTCGCGTGCCGCGTCCTGATGGTCGGGGCCGTCGAGGCGCAACCCGGCGTCGGCCAGTTCCTCGCGCATCACCTGGCGGAGCTGGTTCAATTGCTCCTGGTTAAACCCGCTCATGGCTGCCCCCTATAGGTGTGCTTCTTCCCGGTCTGGCGCTCTGCTGCCTTCACCGCCTCGGCGGGGCTGTTGAAGGTCGGCAGGTCTGCTGGCGGCACCTTGGGCGGCTCGCCGGAGCCACGATCGCGCCAGCCCTGCCGATAGGCGCCAAGGGTGAGGATGGCGAGCGCGGCGCCAGCCAGCCCCTGCCATCCAAAGGTGCGCCAGACCCAGCCGAGCACCACCAGGGCCACGATGAACCATGCCCAACCCGGCACCCAGCCGAGCAGGAAGTTGCGAACCATGCCAAAGAGCCAATCCATTAGAGCTGGTCCCCCGTGAAGTCGTCGCCAACCTTGCGGAGCCGGGACACCTCGGCCTCGGGGTCGTCGGCACGGACGGCTACGCGCGGGCGCATCCAAACGTTGATGACGAAGACGGCTGCGATCACGTAGGGCAGATACTTCGGCGGAATGATCGCCTGCACCTCGGGCGCGCCCAGCAGCGGCGCGACCAGCACCAGGAAGGCACCGATGCCGTTGAAGAGGCGCGTGCGCCACCGAACGATGAAATCCCAGATGATGTGCATGGTCAGGCCTCCTTGGCGACCTTGGCGAGCGCAGCGGCCCGCTGAGAGTTGATGACTGCGCGGAAGATGAGGATGCCGACCACCACGACGATGACCGCGATGACGACGCCTACGGGGAGGCTGGAAAGGTGATTAGCCTGGTCGGCGGCACCTGCCCCACTCGTGACCACAGCGCCGCCTGCCTGCTTTTGCGCTGCGGTGCGAGCGTCCTTGGCGTCAGCTTCGAGCTGGGGCTTGGTTGAAACCCACGAGAGCGAGGTTGCCTCGATGGCGGCGATGCGTCGGGACCAGCCCTTGCCGAACACGGCGAAGGTCGAAAGCGACTGGACGAAGCCGAGACGCTTCGCGTTCATCCGCTTGATGAGGTCGCGCACCGGCAGACCCTTGGCAGCGAGAACGGTAGCTGGCCCCATGATGCCATCGACGCCGACGCCAGCCACCTGCTGCAACGCCTTAATCGAGCGAGCGGGGCCGCTGTTCACGCCATAGTCGAACACGGTCAGGTCGAGCCCGCGAACGAGATCGTCGCCCCGCACCGGGTTCCAGTAGCCATCCCTGTAGATCCTTTCGACCTCGGCCGTGGAGATGCCGCGCAGGTCCGCCTTCGTGGCGCCGGGGCGATAGCGGCGATACACGGCGAGCGTAATGCCCTTCATGGTCGCGCCACCCGGATCGGCAGAGTGGTCGGACCAGCCGCCCTCATAGGCGAGCGTTTCCGCCAGCACCGCTGGCAGATTGTTTTTGGCCATTGATGGCCTCCTGTTCTTCGAGATGGACTCTTGTTCTGGCCGAGGCGTAAGCTGCGACGGCGCGGAGGAACCTGAGAGATGTGGATGATGCTAGCCGGCGGCGGCATCATCGCCGCCGCAATCCTAATCGCGGTCTATCTGGCCAGCCGGCACTATTAAGCCAGCAACTTTCGGGTTAGGCGCGAAGGCACCTACCTGAAAGCATGCGGGCGGCGCGTGTACGGGCCCTGACCTTCGGTCGAACAGCACGCGCCGCCTCTGCGGCACCGTTCTAGAACATCACGTATGCGGCATCTGGAGCATTAAGTTCGCTATGGGGCGCAGAAAGGCGCATGGTCCTTTCTTAAGGAGACCCCTCATGAACTTCGCAAACAACCCGGCCCATGCCGCGCGTAACGCGCCGCATGCGCTAAGCCATAGACAGCGCAAGACCGTCTCGACCTCAGAAATGTCGCGGTATGTAAGGCGTCACTACCCTGCGCTCACCACATCCTCGGATGACCTGGAGCATATCATTGCAACTGTCGCGACCGCCCTGGGCAGGGAAGTGCAGATCGATGGCGCGGCGCCAGCAAGGCCAGCCCGCCCCCGCCGTCCCGACTGGTGATGACCATGCAAGCAAAGCGCATGGCCGAATGCCTCCACATCATCCGATGGACACCATCGACGCTCGCTAACGCCCTGCGGACCAATGATGACGTCATCGAACGCTGGCTGTCAGGCGCCGATGAAATCCCTACCAATGTCGGGTCATGGGTAGAGGCGCTGACCTTCACCCATGAAGCCTCCGACGATATGCGGCCGACGCTGACCGAGACCGAGAACAGAACAGCTCGACCACGCAAGAAGCTCGAACACGTCCCGGTCTATTCCTACAATTTGCTCCGATCGCTCAGCCAGGGACCGGTCGTGCTTCGAAGCCTATTCGGCACTGACGACGAAGCGGCGGTGTTCTTCCTGGTCTCACGGGGCTTGGCCGAGCGCGATGGCGATCAACTGATCATTACGCCGGCCGGCAAGAAGATGGGCGAGATACCGGCCGCTCTATAGACGCCGGTCGACCAACCCGAAACTGGAGCCACCCTTATGGCCATTGAAGCCCGACGTACACGACGGCGCGGCGCTGAACCCAAGCCGTTGCCGCCCTCAAGGCTAGCAGTTGCAAGCGGTTTGCGTCCCGAGCGTCCCATTCTTCACCTAGCTTTCGATCGGACGGCGCCCCTGACACTGACCCCGTCCGGAACCGAACCGCCCAAGCCACGTTGGTGGGAGCCCTAAGCTTTTCCAAGGGTGTCGTGGAGCGCCGCCCTTGCCCCCAAACGCACGGCGGCGCGCCGCTTCTACCGAAAGGCAGCTTTAGCGCCTGGCGGCAACCCATCGACATTTCTTAGCTGAGCGCCCACATCCACATGTTGTCGAGCTGCTGCTCGGTAATGCCGAGGGCCTGGCGCGCGCCCTCGATCATCGGGTGATCACGCTCGAAGTACTTGGCCCGCTCAAGCTTCGCGGCCGCTTCCGACCAGAAGGCGAGGTCTAAGACGTATGTCGGGCTCTCCGGATCGGTCGGCTTGATTGCCGCCACCCAGGTCAACAGGTCAGCCTCAAACCCGAAGAACTTCACCGCCGCCCAGAAGCGGTCAGGTTCGAGGTTGGGAAACTGCGCAAGCCGCGCCTCCTTTGCCAGCCGGTCGGTTTCGATCTCGTCCGCGCGGTCCATGATCGTGGCCAGTGTGGGCGCGCTGACAAAGAGCGGGTCTGCTCCGATGCTTCCGATCCTGATCCGGCCGTCGCCATCGAGAGTGAACCTGTTGGTGCCCAATACCTCGATGGCAGCCTCGATAATGCTCTGAGGGCTCATGGTTCAAACTCCACGAAAATGTAGGAATGCTTGGTGAGCTTGGCGGTGCAACCCGCGTAGTAGCTGAAGAAGTATGGCGCGACCGACCAACTGTTGGTGTCGCTTCGGCGATCGGCATTGTCGAGGAGAGCCGTCGCAGCCACGGCGCCGCGGTGCGTGCTGGTGCCGGCAGCGGGCGCAAACCCCTGCATCAGGAACTGCTGGACCATCGTATGCGACGTGGTGACGTAGGCCGACCCATCGTAACGGTAAAGCGAAACCGCCATGCCGTGATCGCCGGTAGCGGCACGCAACGTCTCCGCGTCGATAGCGCAGATTACCAGCAGGTTGCTTGTCGTCGAGACGGCAGAGAAACTGGTGCCGACTGATATCACGGCCGATGTAGATGTGGTCTCATAGACAGTTGTAATCGGCGTGAACTGCACCTTGCGGATAACCTTCCCCGCAAGGCCTGCGATTGACAGGATGCCTGAAAGACTGACGTTCCCCAGGCCAGAAAGATTGCCGGAATCGTCCAGCGTTGCAGCGCTTCCCTGACCGGTAACGCCGCCCGTTCCATCCGAGCGGAGAAGTCGATTGTCCGTGCCGCCCAGGGCGCCGCGCAGCAGGTTGGCCAGGGCAATTCCGCCGTCACCGATCAGTTCGCCCGACGTATCAGAGAAGACGGCCACCCGGCCGGCCACCGACGAGGGCGGGCCAACGACGGTGCCATTGCCTGCACCAGGCGCGCCGCGATAGTTTTCCGCCTCGGCGATATTGGCCGTGAAAGTGCCATCAGCCTTGAGATAATCGCCGACATTCGCCGTGGGAGGCGCGCCGGCGCCACCGACATAGCCGAGCAGCTTGAGCACTCGCCGCTCACCATCGCTGACGCCGACGAGCTGCGGAGCCCAGCCCTTATCGCCCTGGTCGCCCTTATCGCCCTTGGTGCCGGTGAGGTAGGCAGGCGAGCCCCAGGCGCCGGCGCCCCCCGCACCCATGGTGAAGAACACGGCTCGGCCGGTGCCATCGTCGTTGACCTTGACGACGAAGCCAGGCGCCTCGTTGTCATAGGCGGCGCGCCCCGCCATGTCGTCGACCTCGGCGTCGGCCGCGAAGCTCTCACCCTTCCGGTTCCACTCCACAGCCACCAGTTCGCCGTCGGCGATGAGCCCGTCGCCATCGACATAGGAGAGGCTGACCTTGCGCCATTCATCCGGCCCCATGTTTTCGGGGGCGGCGGAGAGCGTGTAAGCGGCATAGGCGCCGGTATCGATGCCACGGACAATATAGACCGTGCCGGCCTTGGCGAGGTCGATCAGCGCCCCTTGCTCGTGCCCGCCGTAGTCGAGCACGTCCATGTAGATCTCTGTGCTATCCGCCCAGGCGGCAGCGTTGCGCGCCAGCTTGCCCGGCCCTGGATCGTTGGCACCGGTGAGCCCGATACACTCGTAGAACAACCCCTTGCCGTAGGCGTCGGTGAGAGCGAGCTTGGCGTTGTACTCGGTGATCGAGCGCGCCACCTTCACAAGGTTGATGGCGTTGGCATTGAGCGGGTCGATTTCGCAAGAAACCGTGCCGTCGACACCCTCATAGTCGCGAGTCAGCTCGAAATGGCTGGTATCGGTGCGCGAGGCAATGAAGTAGGCCGCTCCTCCCAGGATGACGGTCCCGTCGGCCGGGCAGTTGGCATCGCTTAGCGGGTCGCCGGTGAATGCGACAGTACGGGAGGCTGCCAGCACCGCCGCGGTGCCGGAGAGAATGCGGGTCATGGGCCACTCCGATATGAGCAGGGGGTGATTTCGAGGACGCCCGTATAAGTTGAGGCGTAGTTGGTGGTGTTGACGGTGCTGCATGCGTAGGGGTCGCCCTCGCGCAGCTTGCGGGGGTTAACGTCGGGATCGCCTTGTATCCACTGGTGCTGGATCTGGCAGGATGTGAAGCCCAGGGTGCCGACAGACTGCCGACGGCGGAGAACAGCGCGGCCGGAGGCGATGACGATCTCGAAGAGCCGCGCCCAATTGTCTCCGCGCTCGGCGATCATGGAGTTGCCAAGCAGCGGCATCCACTGGCCAGCGATGATCTCTGACGGCCAGTCGTATAGGCCGGCGTTGGCAGGATACCCGGACCACCACATCTTCGGCGGCGAAAGCGTTCTCGTCAGCTTGATGCGGGTTTCGAGGAAGTCGGTCCCGGCGGGCAACGCCCCCAAATCGATGTTGGGAAGGGTTCTCTCTTCCGGGTTCACCGTTCCCAGGGTCCGGCATTCCTCATCACGAGTATTTCCGCCGTTGTAGCGCTGCGAACCGTAGAGATAGCGATAACCTTTGCTCGCGAAGTCGGGGTAGGACAGCGTGAAAGGGTCGACGGTGATGACCGCGCCCGGCACCGCATTGAAGCTCTTGGCAGCGGTATCGAGCACGGTTCGGGTGCCGTCCTGCATGAGCACGCGCCCCGCCTTGAAGCTGAACTTGGGGGTCGCCATCACGCCACCACGCTGAGATAGTCGACGCTGGTCAGGCTGCCGCCATAGCGAATAACGGTCGCGCCGCGCACCGCGACACTCTCGATCCAGAAGCCCCCAGAGCGCACATAGCGCACCTGGCCGTTATCGATGTCGTAGACGGGTTCGGTCGGCATATGGAAAGCCGTCTCCCCAGCGTCGGCGAGGCGCAGGTGCTTTTCGGAATAGTCGACCTTGCCTCGGCCAGCGATCAGGACGTTGCCGTCCCGCTTGGCCTGGAACACTGGCTTGGAGGGGTCAGCCTGGGGCTTGCGGAACACGACCACGCGATAGGTCTTGTTGAGCGAGGCCATCGCCCCGATTCCCGGCACCACGTACTCGACCTGCACGATCTGCGTGGTGGTCGCGTAGTGCCGAACGAAGCGGGTGCCGCCTTCCTCGTTGTTGGCGTACTGGATCGGCGCCGAGGCAGGCAGCTCGTTGTAATTCTCATCGGCGATGAGGAACTTCGGCACATAGCCGAGGCCGTGGGTCAGCAATACGCGGCTGATCGTGTAGGTGGTCGGGTAGATCGTCACCGGCGTCAACGCCAACGCGGACGGATCGTAGTTAACGGCCGCCGACGCCGGATAGGCGGCATGGGTGACCGGGACCGAGGCGGCGGCCGCCTCGGCGTAATAGTCATTCTTCGAATGAAAGTAGACAGCCTTGAGGTGCTGCTCCGGGCGCTTGTAGGGCGCGAACTTGTCGCCCGAAGCGGGCTTGTCCCAGATCGCCATTTCGTCGCCGATCATGAGGCACTTCCCGCCATCCTCCATGTAGATGAAAGGCATTCTCAGGCTCCGGTGAGGGTAATTTCTGGGCTGTCGAAGTCGATCACCATGGACACGCCATCGTGGCTGGTGATCCTGGATGCGCGCGCCACCAGCAGCTTGACCACGCCGTCCTCGATGGAGAATGGGGCTGAGATCACCTCGCCGGTGGTGCTGATGAAGACCAGGCGGTCGGCCATGATTTCGACCGAGGCAAACGTGCCGCCAACGCCATCGGCTATGGCCTTCATGCGCAATGCCGCTTCGGAAAAGGCATCGCCGAGCATCGCCCGCACCTTCATGAGGATCTGTGCGGACGCTCCTGTTCCGTCGGCAATGCCCTCGATCTTGAAGAGGCCGGCGCCCAAGGCGTCATTGACGACGGCCACAACCTCCTCGCTCAGCTCGGCGATGGCCTTGTCGGCCTCGGCGATAGCCACTTCGTTGCGGATGATCGCGGCGGTGTTGCTGCCGTTGCGCGCCACGAGCGTGCTGATGCGGCGTCGGCTGGTTTCGTCGCCCGTGACGATGGCATTCGCCAGGTCGCCGAATTGCTCGCGCAGTTCATCAAGCTGGTCCTGAACACTGCCCAGCGACTTGCCCGTGACAAGACCGTGCGCATTGCGCAGTTCTTCCCCGAGCTGGATCACCTGGATGTTGTTCACCTCTGGAATGTCGGGCGTGGTGACCGTCAGCAGCGCCGACCACTCCACCGGCCGAGCGCTATAGGGATCGTACCGGCCGTGCACCTCATAGGTGGTCTTGCCGATCAAACCATCGCTGATGACGCCCCAGCCGGCGGCGACGTTGCGGAACTCGCCCGAGCTGACGACATCGGTTCCGAGCACCACCTCATAGACCACCGCGCGAACGTCTACCTGATCGCCGTCCCAGACGATCTGGATGCCCGGCTTTCGAGCGTTGGAGTCGGTATCGTAGAAGGTGTAGGGCGATACGCCGAAGTCGACGATGGCCTGCGGCGCAGGCGTGACCCGGATAACCGGGCCATCGACAGGCGGCCGATAGTCGGTCTCCTGGTCCCAATCATAGTCCGAGGGGTCAACCTCTGTGATGTCGACCAGCACGTCGAGATTGGCCTTGTCGGCTACGCCATCGACCCGGAAGAGCTTGGACACGTAGCCGTTGCGCGCGCTGGTCCACTCGACGATATCGCCGGGCTCCAGCACCTGGAACTCGGGCGGCAGCACGAAGGTGTGCCGGCGAGCGCGCAGGGCCTCCAGCAACGCCGACTTCATCAGCCGTTGCACCTGACCCGGATAGGGCACCATGTCGAGCGACACGGACGCCATCAGACGGCGGTTGCCATCCCTGACTTCAAGATCGGGACGCAGCAGCGGCGGGGCCACCTTGCTGTTCCAGGACTCGGTTGGGTTCGGATAAGTCGCCGAGACGCCGTTGATGGTGTCGGCCAGGCCGAAGAAGGGCGTAAAGCTCTGCTCCTCGGTGGAAATGATGTGACCGTCGTCGAACTGGGCGACAGGCGAGCCGGGCTCGCCGACATAGAGCTTGTAGGCGCCGCCGACCTCGACTAGCCGCCCCTGGCAACTGGTGAGCAGCGCCTCGACAGCAGCATTGAACGGGGCGCCCACCTGCAGCTCGCCACCCGTGCGATAGGTGGGCTCCGTGCCGCCAGGACCGGCGATGCCGGCGCGGCACTTGTTGATCTGGGCAATCCAGTTGGCGGCCGGCAGGCGAGCTGCGGGCAAGTCCTGCAGCCCATAGAGCCATTGCCCATTCCACCGAACGCCGCGCAGCAGGTTGTAGAGTTGGACGGCCGGCAGGAAGTCGCCATCGCCGCCCCAGGTCGCCGGGTTGTTCCAGCGATGAGTGCCGACGCCGCCGACGCTGCTATCCTTGCTGATGTCGTAGAGCTTGGCGCCGTAGGTAGTGAACTTGTACTGCGGAAACCCGCCCTTGAAGAATTCCTGCTCGCCAAGGCTGGTAGCGATGACGTACGGCACGCCCCGCCCAATACGGCGAGCGCTATATGGCCGCGCGGCCGACGAGACGGTGCCCGTCAGCAGCGGGTCGGCAGCGGTCTGGGTGCCGTCGTGGAACTTGATCCAGAGGTAGTCGCGGCCGTTCTTCCTGTACTCGGCTACCGGGATGCCCAGCGTTGGATGCACCTGCCCGGTGAGCAGTGTCACCGGCGAGCCAGCGACGTCGACCCCGACAAGGGCTTGCACCGGAATATCGCCGATGGCGATGACGCGGGTGCTATAGGCGTTCGGGGTCTTGTCGACCTCGCCCCATTCATTCTGGTAGACGAACGAGCCGGCCGTGGTGTTCCAGCCCAGGTTGATCGAGCGCGGGACATCATCGCCGCCCTGTATCTTGCCCTGAACCGAGAACGTCTGCTGTTGCTGCTCGCCCGAGACAGCTTTGGCGATCGCGCTCATGGCAAGGCCGGCAGCGATCTGAAGGCCCGTTGCCGTTAGGCCAGCAAGAAACGTTCCGGCCCCAAACAAGAGGGAGCCAATGGCTGAAAAGACAGGCATGTGGTGGAGGCCTCGCGGCTAGGCGCTGGCTAAGCGCTTGTAGTAGTGGGTCTCGGTCCTGACGTAGCCACGCCGCTCATAGATACGGCCGGCACGGGCATTGACTTCCATCGCCGCCATGCCCGCGAACGTGGCGTTGCGGCCGTCGGCCCAGCATTCGAAGAGATCGAGCATTTCCGATGCCGCGCGGCCACGGGCTGACGGGTCGATCCACCATCCGAAGTCGCGCGCGAAACTGATGTCGGCCATCGGCGAAGGCGCGACATAGGCCAGGAGGAACCCGACGGCCCTGCCCTCCTGCGCGTGGATGATGCAGGTGCGGTCGGGCAGCGTCAGGGATTGGCGAAACAGGTTGTCGGCATGGGCCGCGCTGAACGACCATGGCAGTTTGCCGGCGGCGTGCGCCTCTTTGGCCATGCGGATGACGCGCACCCGATCGTCGGGAGTGGCGAAACGAACCTCAGAGGAAGCCAAGGAAGCCTCCCCAGCCGAAGAGCCCGGAGGGTTTGGTTTCCACCTTGCCCGATATCTGGCCCCAATCGTGGTCCCAGTCTCCAACCACATTGGCGTCGATGAAGAAGTCGTCGTTCGGATCACGCAGCTTCTGGCTTTCATGGCTGCGCGTATCGGGATTGGAGCGCACCATCTCCTGGGTATGGCTAACGCAGTTGAGTGTGACGCCACCGTCCTCGTTCTCGGCCGGCGTCTTGATCTGGATGGTATCGACGAATCCCACCCAGCGGCAGAACGCCGGGGCGACCAGCGCGCGACTGTTGGGATCGAAGAGCCCGCGATGAATTTCGACGCGCGCCTGCTTCACGTCATAGTCGCGCACCGCCTGCTCGACCATCTCGTCGAGCTGCGACATGGAGATGGTGACATTCTGGACCGTCAGCACGGCGACCAGTGGGATGTCGCTGATCGAGATCAGGCCGCCAGCGCCATAGAACGTGCGGGTCACGGCCAGGTCGGTATCGGGGTCGATAACCTGGGCAGTGACGTTCTGCAGGTCGGACCAGAAGCCGACCGAGATTGGTGCGCCGGTATCCTGGGTGCGCGCCACGATCCAGAGGAAATCACGGGGCACGAGCGAGCGCGCCGCGAGCGCTGCCAGCGTCTCGGCGGAAAGAGAGCGAGCCATGAGATAATCCTTGAGACTAGCGCGCCTCGATGGCGTCGAAGGAGATCGAACCCCGCCCATTGCGGGGATCAGCGCTGCTGGAAATGGAGCCGGGCATCAGCACCATCGGAACGCCCGGCCGCTTAACTGACACCGTGTCGCCGATGGAGACGCCAACGGGGAAATGCGGCCGAACCTCGAAAGTCGTGGTGAGCCCGAAGCTATCCGCCATCGCCGTTTCATCGGCCCGAAAGAGGTACTTCCTGCCGGTCGCCGTGGTGACTTGCAGCATGTCGCCGATGCTGAACCGATAGCCTTGCGGCAGGCTGGTGACGCGCAGCGACTTGTTGTTCGCGCCAAGCGTGTGGATCACTGCCGATACCCCGTCGAAGTCCTCTCCCGTCGGCCAGGAGCCATTGGGATAGGCAATCGGGAAACACCGCGACAGGGAATAGCCGCTGAAGGTCAGGAGGCCATTCTCCAGCACGTCGAGACGCGCGCGCCAATGGTCCAATTCATTCGGCGACAGGGTGCGCGAGGAATAGGAAGCCTGCCAGAGCGGCGAGCCGAAATCCTTTACGCGCGTCCTGCCATTGGCCTGCCGGCTCTGCTCCTGGCGCCACAACAGGCTGAAGTCGGTTGCCCAACCCGGGAAGTCGGAAAGCAGGTCGATGGGCTCAGTAAGTGCCATGCCGGCCTCCTATGACTTTGCGCCCCATTTCTTGCGGCGCATGATCTCGTTGCGGATGGTCGGCACCAGCTCGGCTTTGTGACGGGCAAGCTGCCCCTCCAATCGACCGAGGACTGACGGGTCACTACCCTGGGCATTAATGACGTAGCTGATGTTCACATCGCCGCCGCCATTGGCTTTTGAAGGGATAGACGCCATCGTCGGCACGCGCGGGAGGATGGTGCCGCTCTGATTGGGAACGAACAGTTCCGGTCGCTTTTCGCCGACAACGTAAGGCTGGCCAGCCGTGACCCTGCCGCCGCCTGCCCGGCCAGGAATGCCAAGCAACTGCCCAAAGAGGCCGAAGCCGCCAGAGGAGCCGCCGCCGAAGAGGCCGGTCATGCCCATGCTGATGAGCTGCTTGCCGATGTCCTTGAGGACATTGCCGAAAATCTCGCCCGCGTCCTTGCCTTCGAGGAAACCATCTATGATGGTGTCGAGCGCATTGCGGGAGGCGTCACGCAGGGTCTCCATCTGGGCGACGGTGGCATTCTGCGCTTCGGCGAGCCGTGCGGCTTCAACCGTCGCCTGGGCATAGCCCTCGGCAAGTTTCTCAATCTCACCGCGACGTTCGGGGCTGAGCGCGAGCCCGGCCTTCGTCGCTGCGTTCTCCAGTTCCTGCTGGGCGCGCAGCTTCTCGACTGCATACCCATAGTCATTGATGAGCGGGTTTAGGTCTCCGAGCACGCGCGTCTCTTCGACGAGCATGTCGATACGGCGCTGCATGTCCTTGGTCGCATCGCCGTATGGATCGGACTTCGAGGCCTTGCTCTTTGAGGACTTACCACCGGAATTGGCGAAGTCGCGGATGTCGGAATAGGTGGCCGGCTTGTTCCAGGTCGGGAACTGGCCGAGATCGGTATCGACCTTGCGGTCGCCAGACTGGGCAAAGTCCACCACATCGGAGAACGCGAAGTCCTGAAGACCAGAAAGCGCCGCGGCGGCTTGGCGCGTGCCGGCGGCTAGATTGGACACACGAGTAGCCGCCTCAATTAGCTGGGCGATCCACTCCGACATGTCAGGAATCGCCAGCGCAACTGCGTTTAGGCCGCTTTCAAACTTCTCCAGCGGCACTTTTCCAGAACGGAACCCATCGACAAGCTCGGCGAGCTTCGCACGCTGTGCGTCAGTCTCATCTTGGGCATCGCCCATTATCACCGCGAGACTGTTGCCGAACCCGGATATGCCTAACGTGAGATCGTCAAATGCCTTGTTGGCAATGGCTAGTTCTTCGGTGAACTGTTGCGTTCTGGTCTGGGCGTCAGCTATGCCCTTCGCTGTGCTCAGGCGGCTTTGCGCGGCTGCTGCCTCATCAACACCCTCCGCCGCGGCCTTGGCCACAATACCCATACGCTCCAGTTCGTCGTTCACGAACTCGGTTCGCCGCTTGGCCTCTATTGCCTGGTTGGCAAAGTAGCCGAGAGCGAGCGCGGCGGCGCCACCAACTACCGCGCCAATCACACCAGCGTTCGAGCCGAGCGAAGCGAAAGCCGGCCCGAGCCCGCCCAGCCCCTGAGTGGCGCGAGCAATGCGCACGAATTCGGAAAGAGCTTTGGTGGTCGAGACAATTGTGGCTCCGGCCTGGATCATCGCTCGGCCAGCGAGTGCGCCCGTGATGGCGGTGGCCGCCACTAAGGCCGCGTTCGCCACGGCGTCCAGATTGTCGGACACCAGAATGATCGCCTCGGCGATCTTGGCGGAGGCGCCAGCGGCCTGGTCGGCACCGCCGACATATTCGAGGAACGAATTGCGCAGCAGCGTCAGTGCATCGCCGATCGTTGCTTGCATGCCGTCGGCTTCACTGCGCAGCGTTTCCATCTGCGAGGTAAGCGCAGTGAAGACCGAGCTGGACTTGAGCTTGCCCTGTTCGCCAAGCTTGCGCAGCTCGTTTGTGGTAACGCCCAGACCGTCGGCTAGCGCCTGAGCCACCCGACCACCGGTCTGCACGACGGTGTTCAGGTTCTCGCCACGCAGCTCGCCGAAGGCCATTGCCTTGCCGAGCGCATTGATGACCTGCTCGGCGCGCTGGCCCTTGGCCCCAGACACTACCAGGGCGTTGTTGAGAGCTTCGGTGAAGTCGAGCTGCTGGTTGGTGCTGTAGCCCAACTCCTTCAGCGCCTGGCTATTGGTGAGGTAGCTTTCGGCGGTCGTTTCAAGCGAGCTGTAGGTGCGGCGGGCCATGTCGCCCAACCGCTCCATGACATCTGCACCTTCCTTCATGCCGCCGGCAGCGATACGCACACGGCCATTGAGGTCGGTCCACGTGTCCGTCAGCCGGATTAATTCGCGGGCGCCCAGAGCAGCGCCTATGCCGGTAAGAGGCGCTATGAGGTTCTGCGCCATCCCCTTGCCGATATGGTCGAGCCGGCGGTTGGTCGCCATCCAGGTCTGTTCCACCTGGCGAGCAGCCTTCGCACTGATCCCGTTCATCTGCTGCAAGTCACGCATGAACGGCTTCAGCTCCATGCGCATAACCGCGCGGAGTTCTTCGATTGTCGTGGCCATGAACTACCTGCTAGACAATCCCGTCTAGTGACGGGCTGTGGGGGAGCAAATGAGACTGCTGGTGGCAGTAGCCTGCGTCGCGGTGATAGCCTTCGTCGGCTACTTCTTTTGGGGCGAATGGAACGCTTATAGGGCGCGCGAAGAGGTGCAGACGGCGGCCGTGGCGCGGGTCGAACAGTCTCGACAGAACATAGAGGCGCTGCTCAAGACTGCTCCGCCAGAGTGGAACACTGTACCGACCATGTGCCGGCAACTGATGAAGATTCCGAACCCTGCAAATGCGGGTCGAGAGGGCTTCGTGGAAGACTGTCGCATCCTCGGCTACTAGCCGCCCAACCGGTTGACCATTTCTAGGTGTTCGTCATAGCTCGGCGCTTCGGTCTGCTGCTCGCCACCGTTTGCCTTGGCGAAGCCATCTGACGCCGCGACCAACTCCCAGAGGCTCATTTCGTCCACCTGCCGGGGCGTGAAGCCCATGGCTGCGCCGATGCCGTAAAAGGCGGAGAACTTCAGCTTGCCGTCGTCGGCTGAGCTGTCGGCGCCGTCTCCGCCTCCGCTTTTCCCACCGGGCCATCCGGCTCGGGAGCGATGGCATGCAGGACGATGCGCGCTGCAATGCCGACATGCTGGTGGATTGCCACCATGTCCGTGCGATCGAAGTGCCGCATCATCATAACGTCGGCATCGGTCGGGGTAAGGCCGGCGCCGACCAGCCCGAGGCGGATGGTTTCTCGCAGATCGTCAACACGCCAATCGCCGCCCAGAGCGCGCAGCGTCATGTAGATGTTGAAGTCCGCGATGAAGTCCGGATCTTCCTTGCCCAGCTCGTAGTTCTCCGGGCGCGGACGCTTGTTGCTTTCGGCAGCGGGCGGCAGGGCCATGAACCGCGCCACGAGCGTGGCCGGCCCGACGCCAACCGCATCCTGCAGTTCTCGCAGCTCGCCGATGCCGAGGCGGAACTTTCGCTTCGCCCCGCCGAATGTTTCTTCGATGAACTTGGGCATCAGGTCGCCGGCACCCACGTCACGGCGCCATCGCTGGAGAGCGCCAGATTGGCCGAGATATAGCCCTTGCCTTCCTTCGCGATGCCAAGCGTGGTCATCACGTAACGGCCCGCGAAGTGACCGCCGCCGGCAGCCGAAGCGAGATCGATCATCACGCGAACATTGAACGGTTCACCCGACAGCATGTTGTCGCGCAGCTTTGCGAAGCTGAGAGGATCCATGGTGCCAGCGCCGTTGATGCCGGCCGACAGGGTATCAATCGAGCGCAGTACCCAGGCCGGAGCGTCCGGCTCGGCGCAGTTGGGCTCGGTCGCATCAACGGTCGTAGCTTCAATAGTGAAATCCTGCGACGTGTTGATGGTGCAGTTATGCTCGAACACTTCCGGATCGGCACCATCGCCGAACTGGATAAGAAGCTTCTTGGTAGTGGCCATGATGGTCTCCAGAGAAAGGGCCGCAGCCCGGGTGGATCAGACTGGCTGCGCCTCGGCGGCGACAACCATTCGGGCCCGGTGGAGCAAGGTTTGCTCTTCGCGGGAAAAGAAGGTGCCTTCGACGGTCAGCAGGTCGAGGCCGAAGCCAGGAATGGGCAACTCCACCTCATGGAGGAGATCGCGACCGGCCGCCGCTATCTGCTTGACCTGATAGGAATCGGTATCGTCGGACCAGAAATCGACCTGGAACCGCATGTCGCTGCGATCCCAGCAAGCCTCGTCTATCGGCACCGACGATACCGAGGTGATGGTGGCGTAGGGCCGAACTGCATCGGTCGACACAGTGTCGAAGATGCGCCCTCCGAGAGCGGCGAGGCCAGTTCTCAGCCGGCCCATGATGGCCGTCTGCAACGCGATTGTCGGATCGCTCATCTACTTGCCACCCTGTGCCTTGAGCGTGCGCTTCCAGCCGGCCCGAACCTGGCGCATGACCCGCTTCTTGCGAGCGTGATAGCCCGGGTAGAAGAATGCGTTCGGCTTCATCTTGGAGGTGCCGAACTCCTGGGCCAGCGCGTAGTCATATTCCGGCGAACCACCGCCTGACTTGTTGTCGCGGATTGCCTTGGTGGTCGCCTCACCACCCGCGAGCAGAACCACGCCGACCTCGGGGTCGGGAAGCGGCTCGTTCCTGATCGAGCCAGCAAGAACCATGTCGTCTTTCGGCGCCAGGGAGCGCTGAAGCATGTTGATCTCGCGGGCACCGGCAACGAGGTCCGCTTTTGCACGCACCCGAACAGCAGCCGGAATGGCGCGCAGCTTCTTCTGCAGCTTACCAAGGTTCTGGATTTTCATGCCGGCGCGCCCATCTCACTCAGGAACTCAAGCCACATCCGCTTTTGATCGGGGTCGGTAGCCGGCGCCTTGATCGCAAACTCGCGGCCATCGCGCGCATCAACGAACCGCCAGTTCGTGTCTATCGTCCGCGTGAAAGCCGTTTGGCGAACTCGAATGATGTAGGGCTGGACGCCTTGGAGGCGGTTCGCAATGACGGTCTCGGACCCGCGCAACGGAAGGAACTCGCAGGGGATGGTGTTGACCGTGGCAAAGCTGCCCTGGGCGGTCTCTGAGCCGCCCCACGGATCGGCCTTTGGCTGCCGCTGCTGGCAGTGCACACGCCCACGAAGGGCGCCAGCGCTAGGCTTGCTCGCCATCTGGCGTGCCTTTCGGTTTCGGCTCCCTCTTGGCCTTCCCAGCTGCAAGTGCGGCGGTGGCGCAAGCGGTCGTCACCAGCTTGTGGCTTCCCGCCCGATAGGCAATGGTTACGCCGAAGGCCGGACGAAAATCGAAATCATGGGTGAAGCGTATCCAGGGCATCAGCTGTACCGCCTATCGTTGGCCAGAAGATCATCGACGGCCGCCGGCACGAGGCTCACGAGGTTGCCGACATTGACGGCCTCTCGCACTGCGAACCAGTGAGCCACGAGCAGCAGCATGGCGTGTCGCACGTTTTCCGGCGTCTCCCCGCCAGCAGATACGGTGATGGTGATACGTGGGGTGACCGTCGACAGGGGCGGCCAGGTCTGACCCGGTTTCGGCCGCACCAGAGGGCCGAAGCGATCACCAGCCAGCTCGTACACGGCTGGGTCGAGTGCGGTCTCGTTGCCGTCCAGCCCGATGTAGCTGATCGCCGTCACGCTCGTGATCGGGGCGACCGGCAGGGCGGCTAGCTCTGTCCAGCCCTGGCACTCCATTTTTATCTCGCGCACGGCGAAATGCATGTTGCAGTAGCGTTCGACGTGATCGCGAGCGACCTTGCAGAGACGGCCAAGGATGCCCTCAAAGTCCTCCTCGGGGGCCATGCACTGATCCTGAGCGTCAGAGAGGCTTATGGGCTCCACCGACGGTGCACCTATGGACGTGATCGTCCACATCAGCCGCGCGTCTCCGCTGCCGGCTTCTTGGTGGCGCGCTCGACCTTCTCGCCGGCTGCCGGAACGGCATAACCGGCCTCGATCAGCCGCTCGGCTTCCTTGCCATCGAAACGGGTGGTTTCCTCGTTCGGCGCAAGGCTGAAATCCAGCCCGGCCATACCGATGAGCATCTTGAGTTTCATGGGCGTTCTCCATTGGCTTGAGGAGCGGGCGCCACCGGAGCGGCGCCCACCAGTTCAAGCCAACCGTTTAAGAGGCAGCGGTGATGAGGTGCTTGACCGCGGCGGTGTCGCCGAGGCGACCATCGAGGCGGATCATGCCGAGCAGGCCGATATCGGGAGCGAAGCGCTCGCGGGCGACGAAGAGGTGGATGCCACCGACCTTGCGGACGAAGTACTTGCCGAAGTCGCCGAAGATCATGACTTTCTTGGCAGCGGCAAGCGAGTCCATCGCCTGGTTGATCCGGTAGTTGTAGCCGAGGATCGTGGACGGCACGCCCTTCTGAACGTCACCAGCCGACCAGATGTAACGGCCTTCCCCATCCTTGAGCTTGCGCAGTGCCTTGAGCGTCAGGTCGTGGAACTGGAAGCCCACTTTCGGCGAAGCGCGATAGGCCGGGTTGACGGCGTGCACCAGGTCGATCACCTCGTCATAGGTGATTGCGGCGGCCGCGGCGGCGGTCACACCCAGGGTCGAGCCGACGACGATGCCCTGCGGGTCGCCATTGCCGTCACCGATGGTGAGTTCGGTGTTGGCCTTGCGCCCCAGACGCTCGCCGAGAAG